TACCTAAACCAGCCCCTAAGCCAATTGCTAAAGAAGTTCCGCCAGTTAAAGCAGCTAAACCTCCACCTAGTATAAGACCAGCAAGCCTTCCTCTGCCACGCCTACTGTCTCTTTTTCTTGCTGACTCTTTTTCCGCAGCAAACTTTTCTTCCATAGTTCTTATCTCGTCTTCAATAGTTTGCATCTCACCAAGACCTGTTCTTCTTATTTGAAGACCAGCCATTGCACCAGTTGCTTGTCCGCCAGCTCTAGCAGCTGCTACTTGTGATAAAAAATTTGACATATTAACTCCTTGTAAATTCTAAATAATACCAAGCACCAAGCTCTTTTCTATAAAGTCTAAGCTTACCATCTGGTGTTTTGACAACTCTTTGTTCTCCGTCATTTCCAGAAGTCTTAGGTGGATACCCTACTTGTAGTTTTGTATCTACACCTTTTGAGTTGTATAAAAATCTTTTCTCTCTATCAATAGACATTATGTAATTCTTTTCCTTATTGGTCTGTATTCTACTGTGACACTATGTACCTTATGAATACCATCTAAATTATGACAGCTAAAATAAGGTTGGAATGAACTTGACGATATTGGGGCTAAGTTTCCAGAGTTTTTAAACTCTTGTTGAAATACATCTAAATCACCAGCTGTAGCTGGAGGAGTAAATGCACTAGCTATCCCTTGCTTAGTTCCTGCAGAGTCAGTATGATAATATTTAAAACTAGTTGAACCGCTTGTATGGCTACTTGAATATTCTATTGTCATTCCATAAACTTTTTTTACAACACCAGGCAATCCAAAATCATCATTTTTTAAAGTAATTCCAAAACCACCTCCGCTAAGTGATGCAGCTGGAGTGCCATTGTAAGTTTCTATTTCATCCAATGCAGTACCTACCGATAAATTATTGTAAGCATCTGTTATCATATTAGTTTTCACTGCATCTGGAGCAAAATTTTCGACAAATGAAAAAGTATTAGTCTCAAAAGAATATATAAAAGCATCACCACTATTTCCATCATATTGAGCAGAACCAGCATTTCTAATAATAATTAAGTGTTTTCTTTTTGGCTCATAACCAATCATAGTATCTATGTATGTTTTGTTTACAAAATTATTCCAAGAGTTTATTTCTCCAGCATCTTCTGTTTGGTGTATTTTAGTTTGAAGATTTCTTATTTGACTACCATCATAAAAAAATAAACCATTTTTATTAACCCAAGCTATTCCAAAATCTGTTTTTACAGTAGCTGCGTGAAACCCAACACCCATATTTTTATGCTCTGATTCTAAAAACCATTGTGTATCAGAACCACCACCTATATTAATAATGTATAAAGTTTTTTCTTTGAAAGCAAGTAATCTATCAGCATAAGCTTCTAGCTTTATAAACTCTTCTCCATCATTAACGCCTATATCTATAAAGTTAAATTCTGGAAATGTATCAAATTTATTTACTTGGCTATATCTTATGGTATCACCCCTGCTAGCTACTTTATTCTCAGAATCCCTATAATATACATTTCCTATAAAAGCTCTTCTATTAGTAACAACACTAGTTTTGTATTTTTCACCACCCTGCAAAGCTATAAAAGCGGAATCAGGACTAAATCCATTTATAGATTCATAAGTATCTAAATTTAAAGAACTGCTAACAAAAGAAGAATATAAAAAAGGAGCATCTGAGTATTCTTCAGTCCAATATGTATACCCACCTTCAAGACTTGGTCTTGCTCCAAGCGTAAAACTCACATCGCTAAATAAAACCCAGGCATCATCACTACCAGATATTCTAGTATATACTCTTCCTCCAGTTATTCTTCTATCGTATTCAACTGCTCCACTGCCTTGATCTTTATATTGCGTAGCTAAAATAGTGCAAGTCAATTTTTGATTAGCAGATACAGTAACAGCATCACCTTTTAATTGGTAAATTAAAGACTCTTGATTTCCTTCATATACAAAAGTTATTCCAAATTCATAATCTCCAGCAGCCCAAGATCCGCCACTAGAAGCAACTACATTTAAATTAAGTCCTCTTCCAGCTGGAGGATATATTGAAAAAACTTTATTACCAAGCCAAGTTCCAGAGCCACTTATAGTCGCTGTTGTAAGTGTTGTGTCGGCCGTGCTACTACTGTCTGTAATAGCAGCAAATAAACCATTAGTCCGATTAACACCCCAGTAATCATTTACGCTAGAACCAGTTCCTGAATCAAGGTCAGTGTCCATCGAGGCAGGGAAAGACGATGAGTCAGAAATTAATGTTGTCGCATTACTGGAACTTGCATCTGTATCTTCATTTCCTCCAATAGTTATCCCAACTAAACCTTTATCTGGTTTTGCTAAATTAACTTTACTACTTATCCAACCAAGAGCTCCAGCGTAGCTACCTGGAGTCTGAACGCTACCAGAAGAATCTTTCCACCTTCCTTGAGCAGATACATACCCATATCTCTTTACATCTGTTCCTGTATTAGTTATGTTTGTATCGCAAATCCTAACATCTCCACCAGCAATATGATATATAACCCTACCTTGGTCAGTACTTCCACTGCCCGTAACAGCACCTAAACTAATTTGTGCATCACTCCACGTATTAGTATCAGATGAGTAAACACTAATCTCTACTTGTCCACCATCATCAGCATCTGCCAATAAAGTTCTTACTATAGACTCATTGTTTCCAGCTTGGTCGTAATCAGATCTATACTGAAATAAACCATATCCAGCTTGAGAAGCGTCAATAGTTGGTGCTCTATAATCGCTTGTATTGTCGGCAAATCTCCCAGAAGAAACAATAAATCCTCTTCTGTCTATCACAGCATCTTTAAGACTGGCAAGTTCATTATCATTTAGAGTCCTGTCGTTATCAACAGTATTAAGACCTCCAGTAAAATTACTATATGTTTTAAGAAGTTTAGGCATTATTCCTTTATCTCAAAGTGTACCAAATCATCAAACTTATTATCTTTAGTATGGGTATCCTGATCCCAGTCTCCGCCCCAGCGAATATTTAACCCCATTTGCGAAGCAATGCCCAAAACGAATCCACTAAAATAATGGAACCTATCACGGTCATTCCAATCAATGGGATAGGGAGCCACATCAACAGCAATACTAGGGCTTTTATTGTGTTTACCGTTAGGAAACTTAAGTTTACTATTGCCTTTGTTATACGCTTCATTCTGCTTTTCCTTCCCACGATGACCTTCTATGATTGTGCAATCAAAATGCTTAACTACTTCGTTAAACAAACCAATTAATCTTTCATCACAAGTATGTAATTTAGACCTGCTCTTTGTGCTAAACTTTGGCATTATGAAAAAGTCTCCAATAGTACCTTTACTTCAGCCCAAACCTTATCATCTTTTTTAGACTTCGTTGCTTTTACAGCTGTATCACCAATTAATAAAAGTAAGTTAACCATACCAACTTTTTTTACTAATTTCTTTACCAATATTTTTAACATTTCTTTCCTTTTTTTTATTTATTATTTGACGCTTTACCAAAATTAGCACCCAAGAAATTGACAATATCTAAAAGAATCTGAACAATTCTATCGTCACTTTTATTTGGTGTTATTGAAGCTATAACAGCAAAGCCGCCAACAATACTTGCGACTGCTGATATAATTCCTACATAATTACCTGTAATCGTACTTATAATATCACTCATTACTATTCCCCTTTAAATAACCAACTTATTAAAGAGCCAAATACAACAACAAACATAGAGCCAACACCCTGTATCTTAGATACGGATGATTCTAAAACTCGAACTCTTCCATTTTGTTCTTTTACCAAGCTTTTAATTTCGTCAGTGGTTTCTTTAATATGACTAACCTCACTACTTTGTTTGGCATTAATAACAGTTAATTCTTCAAGTCTACTATCAACGTTTAAACGCCATTTCTCTATATCAACTTTATTCATTTTCCGTTAATCCTACCTTTTAAATATGATAAGTCATCTGTTACGTCATTCAATTCTTTTACAATATCTTCCCTATGTCTTGCAGATGTATCATCTGATTTATTCCATCTGTCTAACATCTTTAAAACAATACTTTCCACATTAGCCGACTTAGTCTCAGCTTTAATAATTGACTGCCTAATTAAATCTAAGTCTTCATTCTGCAATTTTTGGCTTTTAATTAAATTCATTATCATCATAACGAATAAAAATACTATAATACCTATTGCACCATATTCTGCATATAAACTTAAAACCTTAGAGTCAATCATTTAAAACCTTTTTGGTTGCTCTTAATCCTATTATAACTAAAGCTCCCAGAGCTACAGTTAAAAACATATCTTCTCTAATACTAAAAGCGATTATAATAGATTCAATCATCATAGCCGAGACTATGGCTTTATCTATTATATCACTCTGCTTCTTTACTGTCGCTTTCATCAATAGAAGCTTTCAAAGCATCTACAAATGCTTGTCTTCCAAATCGTAATTGAATCAAATTAAATTCACTTGATTGTAACTTTCTATCAAGATCAGCTATGTGATTTATCATTGATTTTTGTTCATTATTCATTGATTCAATATCGTATTCTTTATCGTCTATCTTAAGTACAGGCTGTTCTTTTTCTGTTTTAGCCATTTTAACTCCTTTGTTTACGGTTTTTTTATTCCCATTTTCTGTAATAGACTTCTCTGCTCTTTGACTTCTTCTTCCAACTCGTTTAAGTGGTCTTGTTCCATCCCTTGAACAGATGAAGTCAATACAGTAACTCTATCTTCAATATCATTTAATCTTATACTTATTTCTTGAAATTTCATTTGTGCTTGATACCAACTTCCAGTAACAACACCTACTGCTAACATCGCCTTAATTAAAAAGGCTACGCTAATATGTACTTGAGCATCTTCACTAATTCCTTTTGTTTTATTGGGCATTTAGTGAATCTATTTCCATATTAATTGTTCTTAATAGCGAATCAACTTCAAATATTTTCTGATTTATTTCTTCAAAATCTTTATTATAGTTTGCTATATAAATATTGTCATCACAAGAAGACATAATCATAAATATATAAACAATACCAACTACGCCAGTAAGTTTAAGCAATGTATTTAAAAAGCTTTCTATTTTATCTTGTTTAATCATTTTCCTCTTGAATGCCAATCAATAGCTTTTTTAACATCATCTGTGCTTAATTCAAGCTTGCCATCAAAATTTGCTTTCCAAACTTTTACTTTCTTCCCATCTTTAAATAAAACTACACTTGGAAAGTTTCTCAATCTTAACTTTCTAACAGTTTCACTTACATTCTTTGCAGGTAATATCATCATTTGAGTTCCCATATGCGCACTATCACCATCTACAATAAACTTACCTTGATAAAAGTTTTGCTTACTATCCTTTGACCATTCAGCAGTAAATCTTACTAAGTGCATTCCTTTATAAATAGCACCATAAAAATTAGAGTCTGTTACTTTCTGTTGACCAAAAGCTAGCGACATTAATAGAATTAACCACTTCATTGTACTGCAATCCTAAGATTAATAACTTGTTGTTTTAATTTTTCAATCTCTTCTTGTAACTCTTCAACCATTTCAAATATTTCATCTTGGTTTTCCTGAAGATTCCCTACTTGCTGCTTGTATTGTTCGTAGCTAGGACTCCAGTTATAACCTTCTGCTTTACTTGGGTATTCTTCATCAAATAAAGATACAGGAACAGGCAATTCTTTTGCTTCTTGTATGTCTGCCTGTAAAGCATACCACATCCCTATTAAACTTGCCAAGCCTGTACCAGCAGCAATCATTGTCTGTAAAGATAAGGTAAACTTTGAACCTAAT